AGTTCCTGCTACCGTTGAACCTGCAGGAAGCGTTAAAGCGTGTGACCCTGTTATTACTAAGTCCTTAACCATACCTATTTCTGCATTAGAAAAAGTAAGAGTAGTGTCTCCACTTAGTGTCTTGGTAAATACTTGAGCAGTACTAAAATCTACGTTTGTAGCAAGTGCTGCACTTGTGGTAAATTCAGTCCCTAACTTAGCATAGGTAACAGAATCGTCTGCAATACTAGGCGCTACCCAATTGGTACCAGTACCGGTGCTAGATAAAACTTGCCCACTTGTACCTAAGTCGTTGCTAGTGTCCCTAATACCGCCAATAGCCTTTATTGTACCCTCGGCAATTATATTCCCGTTTGTATCTAAAGAAACACCAGAACCATTGCCTAAACCGTCAGTTATTTCTTTACCATCTGTTGTTAAAACATCGTTGTCTGACGTTTTCAGCAGTCCGTCATAAGTACTGCTTATTGTTTGTCCAGTTAAACTTGCCATATTTTTTTATTTATGTATTATCCCAATCAGTACCTTGGTCTTGCCAAGCATTAACCTGGTCTTGCCAAAAATCACTAATTATAGTTATTGTTTTTTGTATTATTCTCGTTAAATTATTTCCTATGCCTAGCATAACATTACCTTAAATAAGCAATCACTTTACCGCTTGTAACGCTAACATCTTCAAAATTACCATAAATAGCCTGGCCAGCAGATAGCGATAAACTTGTAATGGTTGTATCTCCGCCTTCTGTGCTATTTGTCATACTAATAACACAATCCGCTAAAACTTGTATAGCAGCAAAATTCTCATTTGCTACGCTAGTTTCGCCACTACTTAAAATTCTAAGTCCATAATCGCCAAAAGAAGCCCTTTGAAATACGCTAGTATATTGCAATTCGTTTGCCATAAATCTATTTTTTTACAAAGTTAAGCAAAAAGCTACAACTTAATTTTGAGCAGCAATAGGTTTACAATAACCGAAAACACTAAAGACAATACCAACCAAACAGGCGTTCTGTATTTAACCTTTAGCGTGTCGCTTTTTTCTTTTGTATCTATTGTTTTGCTTTCGTATCGCTTTTCAATACTTTGCACAATGCTATCTAGGTTTATATTAGCCTCTATAACGTTGTTTTTTGATTGTATGGTAATTGTACCTTGCGCGGTTTTTAAACGCTCTTTAAATGGCTTTAAAATGCCTAAAGAATCGCAAGGGCTTTTAATAAGTATGGTGTCGTTTACCGCCTTTGTTACTATGCGGTCTTTAGTAAGTATAATTGTATCGTTTACAATAACCTCTTTAGTCTGGGTTATTACTTTTTTAGCGGTGCAACTTGTAGATAATAGTAATATTACTATGCTATATTTCAGCATTACGTTTGGCTTTGTTTTTTATAGTTAAATCAAAACCATTAGGCGCCACTTTTAATAGCTTTTGCAACGTTGCTTTACTGCTAGTTACATCTTTGTAACCGTCCGCGTTTAAATCAGCTAATTTATCGCCTATAAGTACGCAACCCCTTGTTTGGTCTTTGTAGTTTCCAATATGAATAAGAATAAAAGAACGCCCAGGGACGTCTTGTATATGGAAGTGCTTATTGTATTTAGCGCTTTGCCTAGGGCTTACTTTGTAATTACCCAATGGTATGCAGCTTTCGTTCTTTTTATTAGCGTTCCAAGGTAATTCTAACGTCTTGCAGCTAAATAGTTTTTTGCCTTCGTCGTCTTTTATTACTAAACTTCCAAGCGTTTGTTTATCCTGCTCTAATTCTCTTGTTAAAACTGCCTCCATATTAAAATTTTTTGTCCTTATTGTTTTTTATTATACTTCTTAGGCCATCTATAATAGTATCTGGCGCAAATAAGAAGCCAATACCTATAATTAATAAAATAGCAAATTGAAATATTTTACTGTCTTGAACTACAAATATATAAGCAATACCAGCGCCTATAATTAATAAACCTAGCAAGGTAGTTTTCCAACCGGCGACAATATTTTTCATATTATTTACTGGCTTTAGTTTTCCTTACTATGCCGTTTTTAACAATAGTATTTTTACCTGCCTTAATAGGTTGGTCTGCCTTTTTATTTTCGGCTGCATTTAAGTTTTGGTTTATGCGCTTTTGTATTTTACGCTCTTGGTTTATTATCCACCACTTTTGCAAAGTATAGCCGATAGCAACCGCAGTAAGCAAAATTTTTAAAATAATATCAATTTGCATAAAGTTAAAAGCTAAAGCAGTCGTATTCAAGGCGTAAATTTTAAGGTCAGTAATTGTAGTCATTATAGTATAGTTATCATTATATTGTGAACTTCTACTTGCGAATTATTGCTAGTTTTTAGTTGAATATTTGTACCAGCCGTTTGCATTGCCGCATCTTCTACCCATAGCATATTAGTAACGCTATAATGGTGGTCGTCTCCAGAACTTTTCATTTCAGTAGTTAATACTTGCATTGTGTGGCCGCCTCCAACTATTTGACACTCTAAAATAGTATTGTTAGCCGTTTGTACAATTTGAAAATCAACTTTTATTAAAACAACTTTACCAATAGGTACTTCCGTAAAATCTATTTTTGAAGCCGCCGTATTCCATAAACTGCCAGTTACATAAGCTGGCTTATATACTTCTGTTGTATGGTCGCCTTGCTTATCATTAGTTAAATTTGTCCAAGTGTCAGCAGTTAAAACTATTGGCGTCGTAATCGTTGCTAAGTCTTCGTAATTAGCAAACCCACCTTTATCGTCATAAATAGCGTTTACGCTTTCTTTTATTTCGTTTAGGTCTGCGGCTTTTACCTTGTTTATATTAGGCAACGCACTTACTACGTTATCTACTTTGTCTGTATATGTTATTTTGCTCATATCTTAGCTTTGTAATTCTGTTTGTATTTCGGCTTGTAACCCTCTAGTCGTTCCTAACGGCTCAACTCTATTTGATAATTCTAAGACCGCCCTATAATAGGTGTGGTCTTTTAAATCGTCTTGTAAATATGTAACGCCTTCATTTACGCTAGTATATACTTTAAAACCATACTCTGACAAATCTAAATAATCTGCCGACCTGGTTCTTAGCAAAGATAATATTTTTGAAATTGCCAAATTGCAATCTAATTCGCCGCCATTATCGCCTACAAATCTAGTAACAACCTCAACTCTGGTAATTAATTCCATTGTTAAGCTGCTTTGGTTTTGGTCTACCTCGTTATTTGAAACGCTATAAACTATAATGTAAGGCGCCACGGCATTGCTAGGCACTCTGTTGTAAATAGGCAACGCTTGATTATTTATTAAAACCTCGCCGTTTAGTTTCTCTATTATCGCCTTGCGTAAGTAATGTATTGCTTCTAGCATTATCTAGTCAGTTTTTTTATGCGGTTATTTATATCAATCATTCCCTTTGCCAATGCTATGCGTAATGAACTAAAAAAGAATGGCCTAGCTGGAAGGTTTACCTCTCTTATGCCTTTACCTTTAAACTGGGCCGCATAGCTTGCCGGTATGCCTAATTCCTCCATTTCACTAAGGTTTACTAACCTACCAGTCCCATATTCTACATAAGGCGCATATTTTACGCTTGCTTTAAAAACAACTGTATTTTTGTCTACTTTACTAGCAGATATACTTCTTTTTAAATCGCCATTATCTACAACAACATTTTGTTTTGCAATCCTAGCAGCGTCGAAAGCTACCGAAGCTAATGCGTTGCTTAATTGTTGCTCGCTTAAACCCTTTAGTTTAGAAATCTTTTTATTTAGCGCCTTTAAATGTGGCTGGCTTATCTTGGCTTGCATTATTCTACTTTTGTGGCCATAAGCGTAGTATAAAAATCCAATGTACTTTCGTACTTATCATTTATGCGGTAATTACCGCTTTCGCTATTTACTACTATCGTATCGCCTATATTAATCTGGTCTGCGCTCTTTTTACGCATTGTTATTTTTATTTCAGTACTAAGCGCACGCTTGCCGCTTATCGTGTCAATCTCGCCTTTTACAATATCTACATCAGCCCAAAACGTTACGCTATATTCGGCGGTGTTATTCCAACCTCCAAACTCGTCTTGAACCCTTGTATATTTTGTAGCGGTTACCCTACTATTTAATTTGCCTGCCTGCATATTATATAAACATAGTTTTATACCCAGCTAAAATACTTTTAACATCAGTTGGCACTTTGTTTACGTTTCCAGCAGAAACAGAAAAATCTGCTCTGTTATCGTAGAAAGTACTAACCAATTGCAATAACGCTTGTTTTACTAAGCCATCGTTTAAACCAGTTGTTGTATAGGTAACTTTGACGTTATCGGCTGGGCCACCGTCTAATTCAATGCTTAAATCGTCCAAACCGTATTCTGTATATTGAGCGGCCGCCCCATTAATTAAAACGCTTACAACGCTTGCAATAGGCGCAAAAGGTAAATCAAATAAACCGTTTGTTGTCGGTAAATAGTAAGTTCTGTTTTTAGCTACAATATCGCGGCTAATAAAATTCTCGCACCATATACGCGCCTCTGTAATCATTTTCGTAATTAAGGCATCGTCTGCATTGGTGTCAATTCTTACATAGTCCTTTACATCTTGGGCCGTAATAATCTCATTCCCTAGCGTACTGTTTATTTTAACTTGTCGCATTGCTTATTTCTTTTTAGTTCTGCGCTTTCTAGGCGCCTTATCTTCTTTGGTTTCAATTACAACCTTTTGCTCTTTTTCCTTATGCTCAACTGCAATACCCACGGCTAAATACTGCCTAGCTATTTCAGCGCTTACTTCTACAATAGTATTTTTTTTATGCACTTGGCTGCCATTAACAACGCTTTTTAACATCAATAATTTCATTGTATTTATTTTTTGTAAAGATAAAAAAAAAGGCACTACCAAAAGATAGCGCCCTTACCATTAACCAAACTGAATTTATTATGAATCAAAACAGTAACGCAAAGTTATTAAATTTATCTCTATTTTGTTTATTTAATCGCATACTTATTTGACCGGTGTTTGGCATTATTAACCAATCGCCTGTCTGGTGCAAATAAATAGCGTAATACTCAAAGTCTGTTGGCTTGTACCTATTATTGCCCCATTGTAACATATCGTTTTTGTCGCCTCTATCGCTTATGCTCCTGGATTTAACTTGTATTTTAATAAGGCGCTTACCATTGTCAATTATGCAGTCGTAAACACTAGCGTCCAAAATAGGCTTTGACACTTGCAAACCTAACTCCATACAAATAGCAAAAAATTTGTATTCTGCCAGGCAACCAATTTGATTAATATCGGTTAGCATAAATCAAATATACAAAAAAAGGCGCCTAATGCAATTTAAGCGCCCTTTTCTACAAACATAAACAAACTACTTATTTCTTTTTAAAACTCGCTATAATCGTGTTTATTTGAAGCCCTAGCATAAAGCTAATAACTGTAAAGCTAAACCAGTTAAAGTTTATAAATGTATTTACCCACCAAAGGCCGGCAACCAATAATAATATAATAATGTTTCCAATTTTCTCGCTAGTCATAAGTTTAATTTTAATTAGTATTTAATTTTTTAATGCAAAGGCGTTGTATATCTTCAATTTG